CGGAAATGAATTGGAATTGGACGTTTTCGCCGTATGCGGTGGCTTTAGGGAAGACAGAACCGAGAATATCGCAGCTAACTATCGCATTGATTTAGACGACTGCGAAGATGACGACGAAAAAGAGGAAACCGTGCGCGAGTACTTAGAAGACGAAGGCGCATTGGTCGGCGCTGTCGAAGGTGGCTTTGTGTACCGTAACTTTTAAGGGGATCAATATGCGCAAAATTGAACAACAAACACTCGACGCCATCAAAGCACGAAAAGACTGGCGCTGTGGAAATATGGCGGTTTATTACATCTCAACCTGTGAAAGTGGAAACCTTTTCGGCGGTAGATCTGAGGTCTATTTACACGGCAACCACATTGCCGATTTTTGGCACAAATGCAGTTCTTTAGAAATAGACACGAAAACCCTCAAACAGTGGCCCAGCAATACAACGCTTTCAAGGCTTCGCGCCTTGGGTGCAAATGTTCGCCGCTGTAAGGGTCAAGTTTTGCTGAACGAGGTGGCGCTATGAGAAACCCAGTTATTGCCGCCGCGCATTTTGGCCCAGTCTATCGTCGCAAGATTCACGTCTATGAGTTGCGCAAAGGTGTCCCAGCTTATTCGTGGAGCACAAACGCATATCCAACATGCCGCGCCGCTGTAGCGGCTGCTGTAACCCGTTACCCCTCTAAACAATTCAAAGCCTCATTCGCAAAGGACTAAACAAAATGAAAACTTACCAAGTGGAATTAAAGCGCGTTTCTTATGTCACGGTAACCGTGGAGGCTGAAAACGAATCAGCCGCAGAGGATGCCGCATGGATGGAATTACAAACGGGTGACCATAACGACACAAACGCCGATTGGTCACTATCAGAAATTACAAAGGTTTAAACAAAATGAATATTCAAACAATGACCACAGAAGAACGCGAACGCCTAGCCTACGCTGAGGGCTTCACGGATACCGCGGCGCTACAGGGTGAACTGATAGACGTGGAGACAGAACGCGACACGCTACAGGGTGAACTAGAAGACACGGAACGCTTACCCGTTCGATATTTCATGCTTGACTATGACATGGAGGATGGCCCCGAAGTCGTGGAGTGCGACGAAGCCGCGTTTCTAGCCGCCGATGGCGCTATTACCTATGAACGACACACTATGTGGGCTAATGGCGTGAATCAAATCTGTCTCACGAAAGGGCTTGACACATGAACCCCAGCCCCGCGCAACAATTGCAAATCCTAGAAGCGCGGCTGATCTGGCTAAACGATCAAGCCTCAAACTTTATCAGGCACAGTGACATCCTGCGCAAAGGCTATGCGGCGCAAGCTGATGCCGTGCGCATACAGATTGAACAACTCAAAAGGAAACTAAAACCATGAACCACACCGAATCAGCATATATTGAGATTGGGCGCAAATACGAAAAGGCGCAAAGCGTGGACAAAGCCCGAGCAGTAGCTCAAAAGATCCGAGCCATGTTATCGAGTGAGCAAGGGCGCGACCTGGCAGATGCACGGGAACTGATCGAACGTGGACGCGCTGAGTATCGCGGGAGCGCCCGAGCATGACCATCATTGTCGCGTGCATCATTGCCGCCATCATTTCGGAAATCTTGGGCTTTTAAGCCCCTCTAACCCTTCACCCTATGCAACCCCCTATGACTGAACAAACACGCCTAAAACCCCCCTTATCACCAGCCTCTGCACGCATTGCAGCACTAAGGGAACGACTCAAATTAACCAAGCCCCAAGCCGCCGATTATCTCGGCGTCCCCGTGCATACCTACATCAAGTGGGAATCAGGGGAGCGCACACCCCCAAGCGTTGCCGTTAGATTGTTGGATGTAATGGGCTCACTGGAAACCATAGCGCCCACGATTCACGACTATTTTCTACCCAAGGCGAAGCCATGACCACACCACAAAACTGCGGCACTGGGTATTGCTCGTGTATCGAATGTCTCAGGGATGCCATAGATGACGACGAACCATCGTGCGCACGCTGCGGTGGCCCCATGTACACCCAGCATCACTGGGGCTATGCTCAATGCGACGATTGTGGACGCAGGGAAGACAAAGAGGTAGACGAACCATGACCGACGAACCCGTGAAACTCTGCGCCCTGTGCCGCCTGCCCCGCACGATGCAAGGCAGCAGATTGATTGAAATTGACGGCTACAAACGGTGGGTGCATATCCACTGTGCCACTAACTCGAAGGATACAAACAAATGAACAACATTGCAGGCGTAACAATTGAAGGCATTACAAACATGGATATGCCGATCACATTGAAGCTAGCAGACGGAACGCCGTTAATTACTGGCATTCCACTCCATCGACTTCTTTTATCGGTAATGGCGTCTATACACATTCCAAGCGAGATACTAGCTAAAGTCGCATCAGTTCACGCACGTTGTCAAATTGGCTTGGATGGTTTACCTACGCAATTTGATTCTGAAAACAGAAAGGAAACAAACAAATGAATATCGAAGAATTGAAACTCATACTCGACACTGTGGCGACAGTCACGGATGACGCTAAAACCGTGGCCATTTGGTACATTGTTGCCAGCTATGGTGTGCCTTTAATATCGAACTGCCTTGTGGGTCTTGCGCTCTATGCCATTGCGCGGCTAATCGTTGGCGCATTTGTTGCCACAACGGATTGGGCGATACATGGTAAAAGTGTTGCGCGTGCATGGGGTGGCGAAGGTTCGGACTACTCGTACTCATACGACACCACATACATCGACAAAGCCATCAAAGCAGGCACGGAGGCACGCAAATGACCCCCGCACGCTTGGAATTTGAACGACTCTTTAGAGACATGGGCCTGGCCACCAGTGATGCCGCTTGGTTGGTGTTTTTGAATGGTTGGAACGGTGCAGCAGATCGTGCCGTTACCCTGATCCAAGAGTTTCCCTTTGAGCCTGACACCAAAGCCAGTTTTTCTATGCACATTGGAGGGATCAAGGAATGACCAAATGGAAACAACGCCGCCGTGAGCGTGAACAACTTGTGCGTGATTTTGCAATCGCAGCAATCCCAGTGTTTTTAAGTATGGTTTTGGACAAATCCATCAAACTTAACGCCAGTCAACAGCAAGCCGAAGAACTGCGGGTAATTGCTGCCGATTGTGCGTGGGCACATGGTGAAATGATGGTAAAGACTAAACCATGACCACTTGGCCCTTTCCCCCATTCCCCAACCCCAAGGACCAAGGCACCCGTGTGCCACGGTTTAACCCTGACAACCATGAGGATGCACCGCTATGAGTAAAGAAGCAATGAAGCTGGCGCTTGAGGCGTTAGAAAATCTGCACTATGACAAAGGCTCACAAGAGCGTCAGCGATTAGATGCAGAAGATGCCATCAAAGCCCTAGAAGAAGCACTAGCCAAGCAAGAGCAGGGTGAGCCTGTGGCGCGTAGCGATGCCTACGACATGATTGACAGATTTCTGCAAAACAACCTGAACAGTGATGCTGACTATGCCGAGTATTCAAAAGCATTGGACAGTATCTACCTCACCACACAACAGCGCAAGCCGCTGACAAAAGCGCAAGTGCTTGAATTGTGGGAGCAGACTTACGTGCAGCGCGGCTCTACTGGAATTGAATTTGCCCGAGCCATCGAAGCCGCCCACGGCATCAAGGAGTAAGACATGATTGAGTTTATAGGTGCTGTTTTGATTGCATTGCCGTTGGCCTCTATTGCAGACACATTGAGAAGGATTGAAAAGATTCTCAAGGAGAAGAACACATGACCCCCGAACTCGTAGAGTGGCGCGACGTAGACGGTACTGGCATCCCTATACCCGTCTATCGTTTGGACAAGTCGGGCACAGCAGCCGTGGACCACAACTACTTCTGGCAACCCATAGAAACGTGCCCCCGTGGTGCTAAGGTGCAGTTACTCGGTAAGGGTGGGGTGGCCATGTATGGGCAGTACCACGGGAAGGACACCTTCTACACTCATTGGGCTCCACTGCCTAAGTTGAAAAAGTCTTAACCAAGTAGGTAAAGAAAAAGGGAGCCAACGCTCCCTTTTTTCATTCCTCCAGCAAGTCGTACCCTTTGACCTTTGGCTTGGGCTTGTCCGAGTGTGACCATCGCTGCTCTGCCACACGTTGACGCGCTGCAATGACCTTCTTACGGTGCTCTTTGAACTGTTCACCCAGCGATGGGTTGATGGCCCACTCTGCGTGGTGCTGGTGCTCTTTCGTACCGTCATCCAATCGAATCACCCAGCCAGCCTGCTCCAATGTGCTCATGGCACTGAGCACCATTTGGTCTTGAGTCCAGATGGTCTTACCGTCAAGGCTTCGACGTGCGCTGCGTTTCAACTCGGACAGGGTGATCTGACCTTTGTCGTAGTGGTGGATCATGTGATCGGCCACCCACTGATCGAAGGTGTCAACGCCTGCCACTTCACCCAAGGCATAGCGATACGCTGGGATGATGTACGACTTGATCAACTCGATCACACGATTGACGATCTGCACATCGACTGTCAGACTAAACGGTGACTCGATGATGTGGAACATGAGGATCAATCGACCCGCAGTGCCCTCTAGCTTGCCGAATGCTGTCATGAACGTGTCATTGGACATCAGCAGGCGCTCGTCTTGCTTGGACTCCTCGTACCATGCTTGGAACTCACGGTACGCCTTGAACGCATCGGGTGACAACTTGTAAGTCTGAGGTGGGAGCGCACAGGTCAAACGCAGCGTGTTTTCCCACGATGCAGCGGCTGTCAGGTACTCAGGGATAGGGTGACCTAGCTTCGTCTTGTTGCTGCGCAAAATGGCGGGTATGAAGCGTTGCAGCAGACCATCGGACGCCAGTGCTTGCAGGTTGGCCTTGAACACCGCTGGTTGGATGTTGCCGTAGATACTCACAGCGAGGTTGTCAGCGTGGATAGACCCAGCGCCCACACGATCCATCTCATACGGTTCAGACTCATAGGACACCACCCAAGCAGAGCGATCTTCACCACTGGTGCGATCCGTCAGCTTCTTAACCCATGAGTTCATCTCGTCAAGGTAGCACAGCAGGCCACGGGGACGATCCGCAGCCGAGCGCACCAGCTTCTGACTCGTGATGTCAGACACCGTGATCTTCAACGGCACAGGCTGCGCAGGCAGATCGGCCACCACTGGGGCTTGGTCACCGCCTAGCATGGCCTCAGTCGATGCAGAGAACTCAAGGAAAGCCTTTTTAGACGATGCGTGTGCAGCCTCTTTGCCTTCCCAGTCGAGCAGCTCTTTGGCGTAGCGTGGGCGATCCTCCATCTCGATCGACTTGAGTGGGGACATCATGGGGCGTGAGCCTGGTGACTTCTTATCGGCTGGATCACCGAGTGTCATCAGCCACAGGACAGGTGGCACTTGGAAGCCTGGCATCAGCTCCAAGCGAGTACGCGCATCGACTGCACCACAGACAGCGGCCATGCCTGAGAACAGGGGAACCAAAGGGTCACAGCCCACGCTCTCTGCGATCTCGTTGGCGCGGGTTCTGAGGATGTTTGGCCACAGATCCATGTTCATCTCAGGTGCTGGTGGACGGATGCCAGCAGTCACGTTGACAGGGGTCATGGGTGTGACTTGGCCAACTGCTGCAAACAGCGATGCAGCGTCAACGGGTGGGCGTGACCAGCCGTGTTGTTTGGCGATGTGGAACAGTGTGCCCAGCTTGACCGCAGTGGCCTTGTCAGACTTAAAGCTGACCCACTGGTTGATGATCTCTTTCTCGCTGGGGTACTTTGTCGATGGCTTGGACCACTCGTCCCACAGGTGCAGGGCTTGGTCTAGCTGGTTGGTGTGAGTACCTGCCCAGTGCAGCGCCATGCCGACGTTGACCCACTCCTCTCGGGAGCAGTCAGGACTGATCGACTCGATGGCTGAACGGATCTCGTCCCATGACGCATCGACACCATCGCCTGTGGCAAGTGTGCGCACCTTATCCTGCTCAAGAAGACCATGCCACAAGTCTAGCAAAGATTGTGGTAGCTCTGGCAGGCGCATCCAGTGACCCTTACCAGCCCAGCGATAAGGCTGCTGAGTGTCAGGGTGGATAGATGGTGGCAGCACGTCCTGCACCGTCAACCCGTTAGCCGTGGCACAGCGCAGCTCGTAAGCTGTGATGCCGTTGATGATGATCTTCTTGGACGGCAGCGCCATGCCCAAGGGCATCTTGTACAGCAGCTTGCCGTGACCAGCGCGGCCAGAGTCAACGATCACTGCATCGTTGGCGTCATAGAGTGCTTGCAGGTTAATCCCTTGCAGCCCGAGCACCATGGCAGTCGTGTCCCACTCGTCAATGTCAAAGGCCATCGTGCCACTGTAAGCATGGGCTAAACCGATACCCCAGCCTTGGGGCAGGTCAGCTTGTGACTTGATCGCGTTGGCTTTGATGTTCCACCCAGCGGTGCGTGGCCCCTTGGTTCCTTGTGGGATAGGCACGAGTGAGAAGCCGTGGCGAATGTAGGCATCCACTGATGCAGGGTGTTGTTGTACTGTTGGCAATGCGCTCATATAATCCATTCTGACAATGCAGTTGTCATGTTCATGTTTGGTTCCTCTTTTAGCCCTGACTCACAAGGTCAGGGCTTTTTCTTTTCCGAGACAAAGCGCATCTGATTGCACCGTGCGCACATATAGATTAACTTGGCTTCGCAGTGTGGTGGCACAGGGAATTCTTGCCAGCGGTGTTTGCATGTCATTTTCAACCTCTTGAAAAATATTTTTAAATTTGTTGACGCAAGTGTATCAGATGATGTTATACTTTGTTCAACGAAACCAAATTTATTTTGATTATGGCAACTACCAAGCTCAAATCTGCGTTCCTTGTAGTCCGTGTGACTGACAAGACGCGAACCAAATTTCACACCAAAGCACAGAAGCACGGTAACCCGTCCGAAGTGCTACGTGAAATAGTCGAGGCGTTCAATGATGACCGCCTCACAATTCAACCCCCCGCAACCCGTAAGGAATCGTTATATGTCACTGGAAACTGAAATCAAAACCCTCGCCGCCGCTGTCATCGCTTTGACTGCCAAAATCGAAGGCATCAATGTAGCACCTGCCGCACCTGTTGCGCAAGCACCCGCACCTATGAATGTCATCATTCCCACAACCACCGTTCCAGAACCTGTGACTGTGGCTACACCTGTTCCTGTTGCCATGCCTGCTGCCCCCAGCTTCGTAGCACCAGCACCCGTGGCTGCTGTGGCCGTTGGCGCACCGTTCAATGATCCCAAAGGTTTGTTGGAATACGTGATGGGTGCTTACAAGGCACTCGGCGCTGACAAGGGTCAACAGATCCAAGGCGTGCTGACTCAACTCGGCTACCAAAACATTAACGATGTCAAGCCTGAGCACTACGCTCAGTTGCACGCTGGTGTGGAAGCCTTGAAGGGCTGATCATGAGCGATCACGCACAACTGTCACCCAGTAAGCGGCATCGTTGGATGCTGTGCCCTGGGTCTATTCGAGAGGAAGCTAAGTACCCCGATAAGAGTGGTCCTGCTGCTGCCGATGGCACACATAGCCATACGCTGCTGGAGTACTGTATCGGTGAGGACAAAGACCCACTCTCGACAGTTGGTGAGACACTGAGTGACCATGAGGGCGTGTTCACGGTTGACAAAGACCGTGCCGCCCGTGTCAAAGTGGCCACCGACTACATCAAGAAGCGCGTTGCCGAACAACACGGCATGTGCGAAGTGATTGCCGAGACTCGTGTTGACCCTGAGCACCTGATTGGTCGCAAGGACATGTCAGGCACTGTGGACGTTCAGATCCGTGGTGTTGAGGTGCTTGAGATCATCGACTACAAGGACGGCATGGGCATCGTAAGCGCCAAGGACAACCCACAACTCGAACAGTACGCCATGGGCGCGTTGGCCAGTTGCAAGTTGCCTGTGAACGGCATGTACCCATGGAAGCGTGTACGCATGACGATCATTCAGCCTAAGCTGGCGATCAAAGGTATGCAACAGATTTCTTCTCACGAAGTTGATACGCTGGAAATCCTTGCTATGATTGGCAAGATGGTCGTCGAAGCTCACGCTACCGATGCACCTGATGCACCACTCAAAGCGGGTGATAGTCAATGTAAATTTTGCAAAGCCAAGGGTAGCTGTTCTGCTCTTGCAAGTAACGTAATGGAAGGAGTCGGTGTAATGTTTCAACCCGTGCAGGCTACTCAAGCCCAACCGTTCGATGTCGCACAGCAAGCTGCGAACAAAGACCCCAGCACCATGGACGATCAACAGATCCGTCAGATCATGGAAGCTGCACCCCTGATGCGTCAACTGCTTGAAGCCGTGGAAGCGGAAGCTCTGCGTCGATTGCAGCTCGGTCAATCAATCCCTGGCATCAAACTCGTCAATGGTCGCGGTAGCCGCGCATGGGCGTTGCCAGAGGATCAGATTGCCGAGAAGCTGACCAAGATGGGTATTCCAAAAACCGCTGTTTGGGAAACCAAACTCGTCACTCCTGCCAAGGCTGAAAAGCTCACTTGGACCAAGCGAGATGGCACAACGAAACAACTGACTGAGCGCCAGCTTAAAACACTGGAGACTGAGTACGTTGTGAAGATGGCAGGTAAGCTAACTGTCGCACCCGAATCGGACTCACGCCCTGCCGTGGTTCTGAATGCTGCACCTATGTTCAGCGCAATTGAAACGCAAGTGGAATCCCTGCCGTCATGGCTTTCTTAAACTGGAGTAAATGTAATGCGACAAATCAATGATCACATGATCAACCCATCTAACGACAAATTAACCATTGCGGTTATTGACGAGGCTGGCGCTGGTGGAGGCAATCACGCATATAAGGTGTCTGGCTTTGACCTGTCCACCAATAAGAGCGCTGGAAACGGTGTTCTACAAAACTGTGCAACTGAATTGGTCATCTATTTTCAGAACGGTACGATCCCTGAAAACGGTGTCAACGGTCTGACTCAGGAAGTATTGCTTGCAATCGTGGCTGACCGCTTGCGTAGTTTTCAGGCTGGTCCATTCGCCTGTAAAGCCAACGCTTGCGCTCTGACGCACATTGAAGAAGCACAGCACTGGCTGCAACAGCGAACCATTGAGCGTATGCGCCGTGGTGTCGAAGGTACACATCAACTGTAATTAACTGGAGTAAATGTAATGTCTGAAATCATCTTTTTGTCAAATGTCCGTCTGTCATTCCCACACATCGCTGAACCACAAAAGCAAGTGAACGAAGCAACAGGTAAAGAACGCATCAGCTACAACTGCGAGTTCATCATGCCTAAAGACCACGCTGGTCTGCAACAGTTTATGCAGCGTTACGCAGCGATGGCTCAAGAGAAGTGGTTGGAGCACACCAACACCGTGATGCAAATGATCCAAGCTGATCGCAAGTTGCGCTGCTTTGGTCTTGGTGAGGAAAAGGTCAACAAGAAAACCTTTCAACCTTACGATGGTTATGCAGGTCATGCTTTCATCACCGCTGGTCGTGACACGCAACCTCAGATCATCCAAGCTGACGGTCAACCCATCGACCCATCCAACACAATGGCTTACCAACAACTGACTCGCAAGATGTACGGTGGTTGCCGAGTCAACGCTGCCATCAAGCCTTGGTTGCAAGTGAACAAGCACGGTAACGGCATCCGTTGCGACTTGATTGCTTTGCAGTTCGCTGGTGACGACACAGCGTTCGGTGAAGGTGCTGTTGACGCCTCTGGCTTCTTCGGTGCTGTGGCTGGTGCTCCTGCTGGGTTCGGTGCAGCTCCTGCTGCCGCTGCACCAGCGATGCCTGGCCTCCCATCGTTCTTGGGTATGTAATCGAATTGGGGGAAGCGCGATTCCATTTTTAACTATGGAGCTACAGTCTCGCGTGACCCCCACCTAACTGTAAAAGGTAATTGTTATGACACAAGATGAAATCATTGAGATGGCTAGACAGGCAGGATTAGATGACATTGATGAACGTGGCATCTATATTTATGAAAACTTTGATCTTGAAGCCTTTGCCAAACTGGTAGCAGCTAAAGAGCGTGAGGCGTGTTCAAATTTTGTTGACAAGATTCTGAAAGCATCAGGCACTTGGCCTTGGGAAAATGCTGACCCAATTAGAGCAAGAGGTGAGGTATGAGTAATGACTTCATCTATGACATCGAAACCTATCCCAACGTGTTCACATTGGCGGTGGAACACGCAGAAGCACCTCTCCAGTGGATGTTCGAGATCAGTGATCACCGTAACGACAGCCGCGAGATCATTGCGTTCCTCCAGCATCTCAAGGAAACCAATGCACGCATGGTTGGCTTTAACAGCTTGGGGTTCGATTACCCTGTGATCCACACTCTGATCCGCATGGGTCACAGTGACGCGAACACGCTGTATCAAAAAGCCATGGCGATCATCAATGGTCAAGATGGTGACGAGAAGTGGATGCACAACGTCAACCCGTCTGACCGATTCGTGCAGCAGATTGATCTGTACAAGATCCACCACTTCGACAACAAGGCACGCGCCACTGGCCTCAAGGTTCTTGAGTTCAACATGCGCAGCGACAACATTGAAGACCTGCCGTTCAAGGTAGGCACGAACCTCACACCTGAGCAGATCCCCATGCTCAAGAAATACAACAAGCATGACGTTGCGCAGACCAAGCTGTTCTACTACAAGACGCTTGACATGATCCGTTTCCGTGAGGAATTGACTCAGCTGTATCAGCGCGACTTCATGAACCACAACGACACCAAGATCGGCAAAGACTACTTCGCCATGAAGCTAGAAGAAGCTGGTGTTGCTCTGTACGACTTTGGTCCAAGTGGTCGCACACCTCGACAAACCAAGCGCCCCACGATTGCACTCAAAGATGCCATCTTGCCTTGGATCGAGTTCACCAGCCCCGAGTTCACCCGTGTGCTCAACTGGCTCAAAGAACAAGTCATCACCGAAACCAAGGGAGTGTTTGAAGATGTCACAGCGCGTGTTGCTGGTTTCGAGTTTGTGTTTGGTCTTGGTGGCATCCACGGTTCTATTGAATCGGAAATTGTTGAATCGGACGCCGACTTCATCATTGTTGATTTGGATGTCAGTAGCTATTATCCAAACCTTGCTATTACTAATCGCTTTTTTCCACAGCATCTAGGTGAGACATTCTGCGACATCTATAAGCACTTGTACGAGCAGCGCAAAACATACCCCAAGGGTAGCGCAGAGAACGCCATGCTCAAGCTGGCATTGAACGGTGTGTACGGTGACAGCAACAGCGCATTCAGTGTGTTCTATGACCCTCTGTTCACTATGAGCATCACGCTCAATGGTCAATTGCTACTGTGCAAACTCGCTGAACAGTTGATGTCAATTGAGAATCTTCGATTGATCCAAGTCAACACTGACGGTTTGACTGTTCGTGTACCTCGTGAGAGCAAGCATCTGGTGGACACTCTTAGAAAGGCTTGGGAGGTATCAACCAAGCTGGAGCTTGAAGAAGCCCTGTACAAGTCAATGATGATCCGTGATGTGAACAACTACATCGCTGTCTATGAGAACGACAAAGTCAAGCGCAAGGGTGCTTACGAATACAACATCGGATGGCATCAAAACGCTGGTGGTCTGGTGATCCCCAAGGTAGCCGAGAAGGTGTTGATTGAAGGCGCTCCGATCCGTGAGACTGTGGAGCAGTGGTCAGAGATCATGGACTTCATGCTTCGCACCAAGGTTCCCCGCAGCAGCTACTTGGCGATCGAACACGAGGGTGTGCCGTCACAGTTGCAGAACATCACACGCTATTACATTGCACAGGGTGGTGGCCGACTGTTCAAGTGGATGCCGCCTACAAAGACAAAGCCCGATGTGTGGCGAAAGATTGGCGTTGAATCAGGCTGGGGTGTTCAAGTCTGCAACGACATCCGTGATGCTGGCAAGTTGCCAGTTGATTTTGATTACTACATTCGAGAAGTGGAGAAGTTATGTCTGGGTCTGGCCTGAAATTCGATGGTGCAAAACCACGTTGGAGCTTGTTACCAACAAACACTGTGCAGCAGATCATCCAGGTGCTTGAGTTCGGTGCAGCCAAGTACAAAGAGAATAATTGGCAGCACGTTGATCGCGGTCCAGAGCGTTACTACGATGCGCTGATGCGTCATGTTCACGCTTGGCGTGATGGTGAGAAACGTGACCCTGAAAGTGGTCTGCATCACTTGGCTCATGCTGGATGTTGTTTGTTGTTTATGTTGTGGCTTGACGATAAAGGTGTACGGTAATGTTGGAGAAACAAATTGAATCCAAAGTCTGTGAGTACGCACGATCAAAGGGTGTGCTTGCTTACAAGTTCACCAGCCCCGCACGGGCTGCTGTGCCAGATCGTCTGTTCATCGCGCCTGATGGCCGTGTGTGGTTCTGTGAATTTAAGCGTGGTGGTGCTAAAGCGACAGCGGCTCAGGAGCGAGAGCACAACACGCTCAGACAACAAAAAGTAAGTGTCTTTGTAATTGATAACGTAATTGAGGGTAAGAACATGATTGACTTAATGGTGATGGGATGCTGATATGAAATCAAAAGAGATATTGATTTTCATGTGTGGTGTGTGGCTTGGTTACATGACTACTTGGTTTATTTTTGAGGTATTTCCAAAATGCGGGTAATTTCATGGTTCTCTTGTGGAGCCGCCAGTGCTGTTGCTACGATTCTTGCCGCCATCAAGTATGGTGAGATAGAAGCTGTGTACTGTCGTGTTGTTGAGGAACACGAAGACAACCTTCGTTTCCTTGATGACTTCACTCGTGTCACAGGCATCCCCGTAAAGATCATCACCAATGAAAAGTACAGTGGTTCTATTTACGATGTGTTCATGAAACGCCAGTTCATCAAAGGACCACATGGCGCACCATGCACTTTGGAATTAAAGAAAAACATGAGGCGTGATTATCAGCGTCCTGACGACATTCAGATCTTTGGGTACACCGTTGAAGAACAAGATCGCGCAGACCGTTTCATTGACTCAAACAACGATGTCAAAGAAGATTTCATATTGATCGACAACGCTGTAAAGAAACAGGATTGCTACTCGCATTTGAGAATGCTTGGTTTAGAACTGCCAGTAATGTACAAGTTGGGTTATCAGAACAACAACTGCATCGGGTGTGTCAAAGGTGGTATGGGTTATTGGAACAAGATCCGTAAGGATTTTCCCGATCACTTTGATCGCATGGCCAAACTCGAACGGGTCATTGGTCACGCTGTCAACAAAGATGACAACGGTCCTGTATATCTTGATCAGCTTAATCCTAAGCGTGGTCGATTCAAAATTGATTCCCCAGCAGATTGTGGATTCACATGTGAGATGAAAAATGCTAACTCCTAACCTACTGCACGACTACCAAAAGAAGGCTGTCGGCTTCCAGTGTTCACACCCCAACTCGATGCTGTGGCTCGACATGGGTTTGGGTAAGACCGTCATCACGTTGACGAGTCTCGCGCATCTGATTAAGTCGGGCTTCCTGCGTGGCGTGATCATCGTGGCCCCGATCCGAGTGATCCGACTTGTGTGGCGACAAGAAGCCGCTAAGTGGGAGCACACCAAGGATCTGCGATTTAGCATGGTCACAGGTACACGGGATCAGCGCACCCGCGCTCTCTTGCGTCCTGCTGACATCTACCTAGTCAACTACGAAAATATGCAGTGGATGTCTGAAACGCTGCACACTTACTTCATTAAGAAAGATCGCCCGATCCCATTCAACGGTGTGGTGTGGGACGAGATCAGCAAGTGCAAGAACTCAGCAACCAATCGAGTCAAGGCAATTCGTAAAGTGCTGCCACACTTTGACTGGACCACTGGACTCACTGGTACACCTGCATCCAATGGCTACAAGGATCTGCATGGTCAGTTCTTGGTGGTGGACAAGGGTGAGCGACTCGGTACATCCAAGACAGCCTTTCGCACACGGTTCTACAAGAAGGTGGGACCGTACAAAGAGGTGGCCTACGAAGACACTGAGGACACGATCAAGAAGCTCATTGGCGACATCACCCTTGAGATGTCTGCTGAGGACTACAACCCACTGCCTGACTTGATCGTGAACAACATCGAGATCGAGATGCCCGATGTCTTGCGTGCCAAATACGACAAGATGGAAAAAGAGTTCTTCTTGCAACTCGATAGCGGCACAACAGTCGAAGCGTTTAACCAGGCTTCGCTGACCAACAAGTGTCTCCAGTTCTCCAACGGTGCAATGTACCCTGTGGCTGGGATGCCGCTGTGGGAACCCGTGCATGACTTGAAGCTGGAAGCATTGGAGGAGATCATCGACGAAGCCCAAGGCTCACCTATTCTGTGCGCCTATGCTTACCGAAGCGATGCAGCGCGGATCATGGAGAAGTTCAAAGCTCTGCGCCCGATCAACCTGACCGAGTGTAAGAGTGAACAGTCTTTGACCAACGCAATGCACCGCTGGAAAACTGGCGACTGTCAACTGATGATCGGCCACCCAGCATCCATGGGTCATGGGATTGACGGACTCCAAAAGAACGGTCACATCTTGGTGTGGTACGGACTTAACTGGTCACTTGATTTGTATGAACAGTTTAACGCTCGTGTACGTCGTCAAGGTCAAGGAGCACCCGTCATGTGCCATCGCATTATGATGCGAGACACGCTGGATCAAGCGCAGGCTTTGGCACTAGATGACAAGGCAACAACCCAAGCAGGATTGCGTAACGCGATCAAACAATACCGTCAATCGAAAGGACAATGAAATGAGTTACCGTGAATTAGAAATGAAAATCATCCAATGGGGTGAGGCACGCCGAATTGTGCAGAACAGTACACCAGCCGCACAATGGAAAAAGACTCTTGAGGAGGTCAACGAACTAGCTGATGCGCTTGACATGAATGACCGCGAAGCCATGAAAGACGCCTACGGTGACATCTTGGTAACCCTAATCATGGGCTGCGCTTGTGCTGACCTCGATCTGGTTGAGTGCCTACAGGGTGCTTACAACGAGATCAAAGACCGCAAGGGTTACTTGACTCCCGAGGGTATCTTCGTTAAAGAAGTGTGATACACTTGTTATACAAGGAGTAAATATGTTAGATCAAATCAAACAACTGTTCAAAACACCGACTGCCGATCAACTGGCAAACCGCGAATACGACGAAGCACGACGTGAATTGCTCATGTCTCAAAGTGCTGCCGAGTACCACCAGAGCATGATTGAATACCACATCAAGCGTTTGCTGCGTTTGAGGGAGATCATTGATGCAAAAGCTGACAATAAGTGAAGTGGTGCGGGGAGCACTGCTCCTCCATCCACAAGGGCTTACAGTGCGCGAATTGGCCAAGTTGACAGGGTATGCCCAAGACTTGCTGATCGCGTGCCTACGACGCACCTACGGCTGCTACATCGCTGATTTCACACAAGCATCAAGCACTCGAACCTTCAATGCAATCTGGTGCTGTGTGGCTGTGCCACCCAATGCCACCAAACCTCTGGCGTCCAGCTTCCCTGTGGAGATTGTGGACGACAAAGAGGCTGAGGAGGCCAAGCGTCGCAAAGCTAGACGTGAAGCTGCGAAGCAAGAGCGCATCATGCAAAAGCTGGCCAACAAAAAGATCCGTGAAGCAGCCAAAGAAAAACCCACGCAGCCTGAGCACAAACCTCTCAGGACAACGTGGGTCAGCGTACCCTCTTGGGGTCAGGCTGCGTGATACTCAGCTTCTGACAGCAAGCCTGGCTTGTACTTGTTCTCTGGACGATAGATGGTCAACAGTTGCCCACGACCCTCTGGCGCTCCAGAGACATGTACCCAGCGGCCATACTCGTGAATGATCTGGTCAAACTTGACACCGTTGGCTTTGAAGATCTCAGCGATCTTCTTGGCTGTAGCCAGTGTGTCACCGAAGCCTGCGCAAGTCATATCGAATGCCCAGCCGTCCATGTGTGAGGACACTTTAGATCCACCGACAGCCACGTTCACTTCTGGCAAACGAAGCCATGAATTGATGTGTACTGGGTGACCGAGTTCTTTGCGGATCAGGTCAGCATGGGTGACAGCCACATGCTTCATGTTCTCCAACTGAGCGATGCTTGGCTGGTTGTCGATACCCAAACGGATCGCGGTTTCAGAGTAGGTGGCTTCTTCAAGAGTGAAGTATTCACTGAGCTTCATTTAACAGTCCTCAAGTTGTTGTAAAAGTCGATGCACGAGTTTAGTTCGATGATGGCTTGGTCACCGTCGGCTGTGATGGCGATAAGGTCGTCAGCAGCCTTTGGGTCAAGTTCGGCTCGCGCTTCTGAATCCCCTGCGGCAGTGGGGGCAGAGCAACTGGCACGGACTGACAACCTGACAGCACCAGCAGCGACATCAGCACGAAGCTGGTTGACTTTGAGTTCAGCATCATGTTTTTCCTTTTCAAGTTTGGCCGTGGTAGCCGCAGCTTCATCTTGCATCGCTGATTCAATGCGTGTCACTTCTGCTTTGATCTCTTGGCGTTCTTGGTACTTGCCAGCAAAGAACGCCATCGTCAAGCAGGCGATGAATACACCAAGGTTACGCAGCATCGGGTTTCTTTTCTTCTTTGTTGAAGGCAGAGATACCGAGGATCGCAGCGAATGCGATGTGGATGAAACCACCGTTGGTGAGAGTCAATGGAACCCACTGACGAAACGCATCGTTGGTTGCTTGGGTTTCCCAAAACTGCACGATGGTGTACATGATGGGGAACGCCACAAAGTCAGCGAGGTTCACGATCATGTAGGTCAGACCCATCAGGTAGGTCCACTTTTGTTTGTGACTGTCGTCCATTACGCTCCCTTTCAAGTTTCTCGCGCAGCTTGCGCATCTCTTTCACTTCGGCCTTGATCTCAGCCTTTACCTTCAAATGATCCACCACAACCAACATGGACAGCGGCAGAGCCAAGAACAACACAATCGACAGAATCACTACTCCAGCGACAAACCACCTTGTGTCCTCACGAGCCATCCTAGTGACAGCATTAGTCCCCACATCCACAGAACCAGAACCAGCACCGTTACCGAAACCACTGTTCTGTCTATTCGATGATTGCGTAGAAGTTCTCGTCGCCACTTTGCATCTCTTTCACGCTTGCGTTTCAGTTGCCGATCAAATTCCTGTTCTTCAAGAATCAGGTCGTACATCTCAAGAAAGCGGCTGTAGATGTTACGTAGCTCCTTTGGGGCATACACCATGGCTTCGCGGATCTGAACTGACATATTCTCAATTTGCAGTTCAATCTCCACTCGATCCAAAGCACTGTCTTCAATCGTGGTGGTCGTCTTTGACGCCTCCTCCAACTCAAGACAATGTTCTTTCAGTTTCCTGCGGATCTCGAAGAACGTCTTTAGCTGCTCACACACTTGGTGAATAGCTTGTGTCTGGTACTCCTCATAGCTGAGTTCGGGTTGCTTGTGTTTTTTTATTATCTGCTGAGGCTCGGTGACCACCGCTGTAGGCTGCACTGGTGCTGGCTTTGCATTATCTCTGCGACCAGATAATAAACTTTTAAGCCAGCCCCACAGCCCAGTGACCTCTTTGTAGATGGCCTTGGCATCCCCGATACCTTTTTCGACTGTTGACTTGAGCTTGCCAATTTCAGCCTTACCCTCACTGAGCATCTCGCAACCTTTGCGAACGGCTGCGACAGCAGCCTGCGCAGCCATAAGTAGGCTGATTGGGTCCACATCACAGACCGATCAAACGCTTGAAGAACTCAGCGGCAGCACCTGGTCCGAGCAACACGGCTGCAAGGACTGCATAGATCAAATACTGCATCTTATCCATGCGCTCTGCACCCTTATCGAGTCGGTCACTGATGTGTTCATACCTTTGAGCGCACACTGCTTCATGTGTGTCCAAACGTGCTGCCGTTACTGAAATCGTTTCGCTCATGCCAACTGCTCCTCAGTTGGTTTTTCCAGCGTTGGGTGTTCCCATTTGGCAATGTAGTCACCGCGACCATCGCTGTCGTTTTGCAAGCGAATGGTGTTCATGAAGTCTGCGTCTTGCAGCTCAGGGTAGATTGCTTTGATTTTTTCGTAGATTGTCATTATGCCGACCTTGCCAAGAATCCTTGGAAATAGTTGTACTGAGCGCCCGAGTTAATTAAGTTCCTTGTTGCAGGAACATACACATACAACTCAACATAATCTGTTGAACCGTTGAGATAAATCAGACCGCTCACGGTTGCACCGTAAACAGTAGCGGTTATGTCAATACCTGACTTCGCAACAGATCCGTTTTTGTAGATTGCGGCGACTGTTTCACCAGCGCCAGCACCGCTGACTTCAACTTGTCCGTTTAAGAAATAATACCCTGACACTGTTGGTGTAAACCGATAGTTTGTTGTGCTGTCAAAGTTGTTATTAGTGTCAAATTCTTCGGCGTTTAATTGAATTTTTGTAAATACGCCGTTTGACACACTTTGACCTGCTGTTGAGTAAGCACTAAACGCAGGAGCAGCACCAGTTGGTTCAACAATACCTGTTGTACCCGATAAGATCATTGTCATGGTTTAACCCTCGTACATGATGTTGATTGAACCACCAGTGAAGGTGTTTGCGCCACCAACCGTAGTGATTCGGATGCGGTCAAGTACACCACCGAGACTAGTGTAGCCAGCACCCTGATTTGAGCCTGCAACGCTGTAAGAGGTTGTGTGATCTTGAACCCAAATGTTTCCATCTATGTTTGAAAACGTCATGGTTCCTGAAACGTAGGTTGCGGCAGCATTGTGGAAAATGGCCATACCTGTTGTTTGAGAAATTGTTGCACCAGAACCCGAGTAGGTGGCTTGTGAAACGCTTTCGTAACCACTTGTAGAAAATGAACCACTGCCGATCTGAACAATCCATTGAGCAGTACTTGATGTGGTCACACGTTGCAACACTAGTGTGATTCGTTTCACCCAAGATGGAACTGACGTGAACTCAATCGAAGTGCCTGACGTAGATGCAACAGCAGTACCACGTTTCAATTGACCATACGATCCAGTAGATGCAACTGTGAATTGCGTAGAACCTCCAGCTTTCAACGTAACACCCGTTGAATCAATTTGAGCTTGAGTTGTACCATTGCTTTGCAGCGCCAGCGTTCCACTGGTGTCAGCGGTGGTGATTAACCCCGATGATGTTGATGCGTTGATAGTTGCAGTCATTATTCACCTTCTGTTGGTGCAGGAGTTGTTGGTGCAGGAGTTTCTTGAGCAGCAGCCTCAGCAGCTTGTTGAGCCAGTGATGCGTTGTACGCCTCCAACTCAGCGCCTTCGAGTGCGACTTCTGTGGTTTGACCAGTTGTGAGGTCTACGATGATTTTGGTAGGTGTGGTCATGATCAAGTTCCAGATGTAGATGCTAGAAGATAGTAAGTAGTTCCGTTGATACTTACTGCAATTTTATTGGTCACCGTATTTGTCGTAGAACTCGACACAGCCGTTGAAACCAACATGTTTCCTGTTGATGCTGGAAGTGTCACTACATTAGATCCAGCGACATCAGGTGTGGTAATCGAAATTGACCCCGATGTGTTACCTGTAAGAACAACAGAACTCATATTTTCTCCTTAGAGGATGACCCAATTACTGTTGTCAGGAACAGTAACTGTGACACCTTCGGCAATTGTGATAGGACCAACGGTGCTTGCGTTAAAGCCTGTTGGGATAGTGTAATCGACGTTGACAGTTTGACCGTTCAAGTTAAAGATCTGGTCACTACCACCACCTGTAGCACCACCACCCAACTGACCCCATGATCCAGCACTGTAACCCTCGTACTTGAGCGTTGTGGTGTTGTATCGAATGTCACCATCTACGGGTGAAGCAGGGCGCTGAGAAGTTGTACCAACGTTGAGTTTGGCAGCACCTGTACCCGTGAGAGACAAGCGGCCTGCAATCGTCACATCTGCGGCAAACTCAGTGTCTTCTGTAAACTCAGCGGTGTTCTCAAAGATCGTTGCGCCAGTGACGTTGAGTGTGGTGAACGTACCCGAGTTAGGCACATCGTTACCGATGGGTGGGGGTGATGCAAATGAGTTGGCCGTGAGAGGCACAGACACATAGTCCACAGTGAACAAGGTGACATCATCCGCATCCTTGAGCACATATTTGTAAGCTGTAGTCTCGGGCAACCATACATCAGCTTCACCAGCAGAATCCAGAATCACTGGGTTCGTGTTGGATGTGCTAGCCGTGTGATCGGTGTACGTGGCCAAAGGAGTCGTTGTGCCAGCGGCATACGTGTACAGCTTGCCACCGACGAGTGGAAGGCCGTCAGATCCGAAGAACTGTAGCTTGGGGGTGGGTGATAGTGATGCCATCTTTATTCCTTATTGGCCATGCCACGTAATTCTATACGCTGTGGAGATAGTGCATTTACAGCACCTACAGTTGCACCAGTTCGCAAGGCATTTGCTGATCGCTGGGCGCGATTTGCAGCAGCTTGAGCATCCTCGTACCCTTTTAATCCGAGTTCTTTTGATGCAAACTTACCAGATTGCAAAGTAGCTGGGTCAGAGATCAACTTCAACACCTGACTGCGTTCAGCCGCTGGTAAAGTCTCCAACAGGTTTGCAGCACCCTCGGGTGTCTTCATCGCTTCGGTCAACTGTTTCATCGACTTAGTGCCGATGTTGCGCTCAAGCTCACTCAGTGTCTTGTTACCAGCAGAAGCCCAAAAGCTCAGGAATGATGGGAAACGGAAGCGCGAGGCTTCTTGTTTTAACAGTTGCGACAAAGCTGCACCACCTTCACTGACCTGCTCCTTGACGGACATCTTGGTTAGATGGTTCTCGGCTTCTTTTTGCAACACTGACAATGTGTCATCTGCCAACTCTTTGGCGATGTTGTAGTTGCCAGGACCGAGGAACTTTTCAACAACATCTGGTGAATCGTTTTGAACCAGTTTGACAAAAGCATCTTTGTCTGTTTTCCACAGACGCAGGGCTTCACCTGTCAACTTCTTCTCATTGATGCGTTGCATACCCTTGGCATAGTCTGCCAAGTATTGTTTGTAGCCTTCACCACCAGCCGCCTCAATAGCGTCATCAAGAACAGGTTTGATCTTTGACAACACACCCGCTGCCAGATTGCGTTGGGTTGTTGCGTCAGCACCTGGGCGCAGCTTTTGAATCGCGGCATTCACTGAGTTCTTGCGAATGGCATCGAGGGCTTTGGCATCCACGACACCACCGCTTCCTGTCCACTTTGCAATATCGTCGGCCACATTTTTGGCAGCACCTTCGAGTAAATCATTGCCAGCAAATTCTGGTTTGTTTGCGATACCACTGATGCTGCGTGCAAGTGATTCACCCTCAAGTGGTTTGATACCCACTGAGCGCATCGCATCAGCAGCACCTTGGGCAAACCGAGCACCTTGACCTAGATCGAGAGATGCGTCAGCAGCCTTAGATGCCCACTCGTCAGCCATTTGAGCCAACTCACCCTTGTAGGTGTATTGGGCAGCACCCACAGGGCGACCTTGCTTAATCAAGTCGAGTCGTGCAGAGGCTTCTGCAAGATTGCCAGCGTTCACCAATCGACGCACATCTGCAACCTTAGCAGCGGCTTCTTGACTCAGTTGACCAGCTTGTGACTCGTACTCAGCAACAGCTTTACCCAAGTTTGCACGATTCAGTGCTGAGTCGCGCATTGGACCTGTGACAGCATTCAAATTGTTCTTGGTAGATTCACTGACAGCGCGAGTCTCGGCAGCAGTTTGACCACCAGCCAATTTACTCAAGGCGTTCAACGATTGACCTTCGTCCATCAATCGCATTTTGCGAACAAACTGAGGGTCTTTTTCCAAAGCGTCTTTGACCAATGCCTGCCATGCAGGGTTCTCAAATTTGGCAGTCAGTTCAGCAATGTTTGCGTTTGCTGGAGCACTGCGAAGTGCATTCAACACCTGTGGTAAATCCTCACCCAATGCGTTTCGTGCAATCTTTGCAGCTTTTTGAGCAGGTACTTGACGCAAATCAGCAACCTTACCAAGTGCATAACCAAGACCTTTACCAAGGACTTGACCACCCGCTTCCATAGACGCACCCTCAAGCACGTTTTTAACAGGCTCTGTGACTTGCGCAATGCCTTGACGTGGGGCTTTCCCACCGAAATACACATCGGCAGCTTCTAAGCCTTCTTTGGCTATACCGTAACCCAAGCCAGCACCAGCGACACCACCGACAACTGTACCTACGGGACCAGCACCAAATGTGCCTGCGGTTGCACCCAGCGCACCACCACCGATAGCACCGAGTGCCTCAACAGTGGGTGTAACAAACTCACGCACCTTTTGATACGTAGATGATTCTGGCGCAACCGATTGTTGTTGCAATCGAAGGCGTGCAGCAGCCATAGCCATTGCACGTTGCTGGTCAATCGTCATTTCCATAGTGCGCGTTCCTCTGGTGTCATTGCATTCCAGATCGAATTATCAACACCTTTGGGTGTAGGGGGTACAGCCGCAGCAGGTGTACCACCAGCACCAGCAGGGGCTGGAATCATGCCTGTACGCATCATACGAGCCTTGGCAGCTTCCCAACCAGCAAGACGATCACCAGCAGGTTTCATAGGATTAGCTACATCACCCAAGGCGCTAACGATAAATTCACGGTCAGTGTTGGACACACCAGCGCCAAGTTTTCCACCTGCAATATCGGTTGCCATTTGGTTAGCTGTACCTTCAAGCGCAGCAATCGCTCTGCGACCTTCTGTTGAAGCTCCAAAAATGTGACCAATTGCAGCAGAAGACAATGTTTGAAGTCCACCACTTGTCGATTTGTTGATAAGTTTGGAAATCGTATCTTCACCAGTGACAGGGTTGTAGCCTGCCGATGTCAAAGCCTTGATTGCGGATTGCTGATCCTTTGTGGCTTTCATTTCAGGCACGGGTGTAACCGTACCCGCTGGATTCTTAGCGTTAGGTGGTGTAATCCAACTTTGACCAGCTTCGTTCCACACTGGTTTAGCTGCATTTTCTTGAGCAAGTTTCAGATGACCTTGAGCAACACCAAGATTGGCGGTTTCAGCAGCAGTCATCGTGTTGCGCTCGGCAAACTTTTCAACACCTAGTTTTGATTCATTGATCAGCTTTTGCAAACCACCAGGTTTATTCAACTCACCCATGATTCGCGCACGAGATTGATCTGCGGTAATACCGCGAGATGCCAACATTGGACCCAGCACGGGATCACGATGATTAGCTTCATGCCACGCAAGATATTGATCGGCAGTTTGAATACCTTCTAAAAAATTACGCGATTGTTTAAGCTTGTCATCAACAAGTTTGACCTCTGCTGCTTGACGTTCGGTTGCTGATTTTTGCTGCTCTGTCAACGCTTTACCGTACTCCAAACCAGTCTTGCCATATTTCAACAACCCAGCGCGACCCTCGGGGGTGTCAAGCTTGATGTCACCACGAGCGAGTGCGTTACGCACACCTTCTTCTTCGGTACGCGCACGTTCGTACTCAGCCATTTTCATCTGGTTGAGTTGGTTTGCTTGTTGAGCACCTTGGATCTGTGAGTACATCGCCATGGCGTTCATAGGGTTGTCAAGCTGTAAAGGCTTGACACCTAGTGCAATTGATGGATCGACTGTTGCCATGACTATTCCTTACTGGGGCATTGGGCCGACGAATGATGATGAACCAGGTGTGTATTGTCCATAGTTAGGACCATACTGATTTTGATTCATCATGTTCATCATATTTTGATTTTGGCTGTAATTCAGGTATGTGCTCAACCCTTGATTCATTGCGTTGGTTTGACCCACATAACCCGACGCACGAGCATTACCAGCGTTGACTGCGTTAGCACCTTGAGCAGCACCAAGGTTACCAGCAGCTTGACTCATGGTGTTTGCCGAGGTTTGACCCACACCTGCCAAAGATTGCAATGGGTTCAATTGTGCGGCACGCTCGGTCTGGTATCGGTTGAACGCATTGGTGTATTCCTGCGAACCCATGTCTTGACCATATCGAGTAGCTGCTTTGAGAGCAGAACCCGAGATCAGACCACCACGGGCAGCAGCTTGACGATCCAACGCTTTCTGACCTTCTGAAAAACGGAATGCGTAACCTGGATCGGCTGTGAACTGATCCATGCCGAACTTTTGATAGTTCAGCGCCAACGGTGTTAATTTATTAAGTGCTTGTTCACCAGCCTCGCGCCAAGGTTTTTGCAGTTCGTTTTGTTTGTCGAACATGCGCTCCTGTGCTGCGGTTGATTCACGAGAACCCTGTAATTGAGCGTCTGCCGCATCACCTGCGGCATTTGCACCCAACGCGCCACTGACTACAACTGCACCTGCTACCCAAAATGTCATGGCGACACCTCCAGAACTTCTTGTTTGACCATATTGCCAGATAAGTACATATTATTATCCTCTACTTCAACCAATTCAGCTTCTACTTCCTCGATTGATTTTTCCTCAATGACATGAAAAGTCATGCACAGAGCGTCGGTTTCAGCAAACACAGCACGCTTTGTGCCAGGCTTACTTAGAAACAAGTGTGGTCCTGTAACGGTTTGAACACCGTCGTCTGTTGTGATCGACACCGTACCTGACACAATTAAATACATGTGTTCTTTTTTGTGAACAGCACCTACAACCAGCACACCAGCGTGACGGAACACTTCGCGGCAGTACATTCCCGCATGAAAGTAATGTTTCGTTTCTGGTTGGTATTGCGGCAGTTTGGACAATTCTGCTTGAAGCGTCTTTACTTTGTCAATCATTGACTCGGTTGGTGACAACCCAAACTCTTTACCGTATGTGACATTCATCAGGAAATCTCCCGTCCACTGACGCGCATGTTGATTGCACTAGCAGCACTGGCAATAGTCGAAATGAACGCGCTGTTTGGCAGGATTTGACCCACCAACTCAGGGAATGTGTAAACCTCGGACGCCGCCAAAGTTTTTTCCTTTGTGATCAAGTTCTGATCCCCAGCAGTACCAGAACCAGTGACGATGTTGACGCTAATGGTGGCCGATGAACCACTGACGTTGGTAGCTGTGAACTTGTCAATGATGGTAGCCGTGATGTTGCTGCTCACGATGTACTGCGTCGTCTGAGCATCCTCGACGAACTTGGCAGGTACTAGGTTTTTTGCAATGACGGGCATTTCGATTCCTTAGACGACGACCCAGCGTGAGCCAGATGGTACTGTCACACTGACACCAGACGCAATGGTGATGGGTCCAGCAGACATGGCGCTGTTGCCCGAGGTGATGGTGTAGTTTGACGAGATTGTGAGTGCATTCTCCCACATTCCTTTTGTTGTAATGTTACTACCACCAGCAGCCGCAGCAGCCCACTTGACACCAGCAGCCGATGCAGCATCAGCCGTCAACACGTAAGCGTCTGTACCCACAGCCAATCGGACGTTATCTGTACCGTTGCTGACGATCAGATCGCCCTTGGTTGTGGTGGGAGACAGCGCATCAAATGCCGCAGTCTGGCTAGTTTGACCCGTACCACCGTTGGCGATGGCCACCGTGCCTGTGACGTTATCCGCAGTACCCGTGGTGTTTTGGTTTAGGGTAGGTACATCTGCGGCCACGATAGCGCGGAAGCTGGGTGTGCCAGCAGAGCCGTTTGGTGCGGCCAAGAAGGTGTTGGCTGTCTGTGACGCAAAGTCGGACGGGGTGACAGCCAAAGTGCCACCAAGGGTGATTGTGCCAGACGATGTAATGGGTCCACCAGTTAAGGTCAGTCCACTGACACTACCTGCGGTGGCCACCGATGTCACTGTGCCCGTGTAGGCATCACTGGAACTGATTGTGAAATTGGGGTATGTGCCCGTGATTGTGGTTGTACCACCTTGGGTCAGCGACACCACTTGATCTGGTGCAGTGTTTGTGATGGTCAACGTGCCGCTGGTGGTGATTGGACCACCAGACACAGAGATACCCGTGCCGCCTGTGGCATCCACAGACGTGACAGAACCAGTGCCGAATGTGCTGGATGGCACATTGGTCCACTTACCTGCACCACTGTCGTACTGCATCAAGTCGCCGTTGGACAGCGTGCCAAAGCCTACATTACCCTCATACTGACCAAGTTCACCACCAAAGGCGGGACGCACAAACAATGAACCATTTGACGCGCTGGCGTAGATGACAGCGGCCACAACCACCTTGGCGTTAGGTGCGCTGGGAAGTGTTTTTGTCAAACCACCTGTGACTGTAGGGTCGTAGTACAAGATGTCGCCATCAGCCCACACCTCAGCACCACCCGATGTGTCAATACCGCGCACCAGACCAAACTGGGTCACATAACCCCAACCGTTGAGCGCAATGCTCTCAGTGGCCACACCCATGACGTATTGAGCAGTCGTTGCAGTCAATCCTGTAGCTGGCGCACCCTGTAGCGCACCAGACGCACCCACAGTGCCCGTGAACATGACAACTTGACCCTCGGTGATGGCCGCGCTTGCCTTGATGCGGAAATACATCTCCTCACCAATTTGCATGGTGGCGTTGGAGCCAGCCATACCGAGGTTCAAGGTTTGGATGCCGTCAGCGTTGTCCCACCACAATCGACCAGTAGCACGCGCTGGTGCAGCGGTTGTGTCAAAGTCGATGTAATCAGGGGACGAAATGCCGCCAGTAATGCCAGACATGCTGGTGATGTCAGCGTTCGCACCCTTGAGCGCAAATGGAGCACCAGCAGCAGTCGTAGCACCTGTACCGCCGTTGGCAATGTCCAACGTGCCGTCAATCGTGATAGTGCCACTTGATGTGATTGGACCACCGCTTGTTGTCAGGCCAGTTGTGCCACCAGACACTTGAACCGATGTCACCGTACCTGAGCCGCCACCGCCACCGCCACCAGAACCCGAATCAGGCTGCGGAGGTGGACCAATCTGCAACTCGTCAAGCGAGATCTGGTTGCTGCCAGCGCCTGCCAGATTAAACAGGTTTAGGAAAAAGCGATACCACTCACGCGAAACCAAACCCGTGCGCGAGTCGATGAACTCAACACGATTGGACGGGATATTGGTTATGTTTTGTTGATCAGGCATTGGTAGGCGTCACGTAAATCTGAGCACCCATGATAGTGATTTTCACAGGATCTGTGCCCGAAATCTCATAAACACGGTCACGCAGCTTCAATGTCATCCCAAGTCGGCGGTAAATGACACGTCGGAAATACTCACCAATCTTGCCGATTGGTAACCACTTTTCATTGGACCATGTGTGGCCACCATCGTCGGACCAGCGCATCATCATTTGAGGATCGCTACCTTGACCTGTGTTTGTGCCCACACCGGCTTCACAGTCGATCTGAAGGTTGTGCTGAGATGACCGCTTGAGATCGTTCTGACCTGTGGGAAGCGCACGCCATGAGCGCAACCACTTCTGGACATCACCGTTGTCGGTGTAGTCGTTCAAGTCGTAGGCGTAAATGTTGCCGTTCTCAAAGTCACCGACAAGCACTTCATTGTTGAAGACGACTTGGCAGTTCGAGCGATGACGCACAAACTCACCGTTGGACCAACCAGCACGCTCATGCCAAGCCTGAGTCGCCACATCGTAGACCCAAGTGGTTTGTGCAGTTGGGAAAATCAGCACATAGAAGGCATGACCATCTTGTTGATAGGTGTAGCCAATGGCGTCCGAGATGTCGGAATACTCTTGAATTTGCCACTCGATTGCATGAGTAGAGATGCGCTGACCTGTGTAGCCGTTGGCGCGGTAGACGATACCTCGTCCACGGGCGTCAGAACCGAGCCAAAACAGGCCGTTATCGAGTTTTGCAACCGAGTAGGGGGCAGCACAACCAATTTCGTTAAAAGCGCCTTGAATGCGCTGTAATGGGAAGTCGGCCAGACCTGCGTCATACCAAACCTCAATTGAGTTTGTGCCGAACAACCATGCTTCACGGTGGTCCACGATCAAAGACACCAAACCATCAGGGTCACCTTCGGCGCTGGCAAAGTCCAACGGGTCGATTGACAGACCGTCAAGCAGCGAGGTCACCCACACGCGAGAGCTATTGGGTTCATTGAACACAAAGTAGCCGTCAAGGTAGCCAACGGTCACAGCGCCTGGAAAATCAGGGTCGGTGATCTGCGCAAACACTGCGGTGGTGGTGTTGTAGATGAAGCCGTCAGGGTTGCAGGCAATAAAGATCTGCGTGCCGTTGTCCGACATGGACACAGGACCAGTGCCTGTGACTGTGCCGATCAAAGTACCCTTGAGGCGCGTGCGACCATAGACTTCGACTTTGTAGAAGCCTGTGCCAGACACAGCGTACATTGCGCCTTTAATTTGCCACATACCACGGATCGGACCAGTACCCACGGATGACTTGCGCAGCAAGCCTGGGCAACGGGTTAGAAACGCCGCTTCCTTGCCACCCTCGGGAACCATCTCGGGGTACAAGTTGACCATGCGGTTGTCGGCAGCATTGACGCTGCGTGCCACATAAGAGGAGCCAAGGATAGGGGATTTCATCAGTAGTTGTTCGCGTAGATGTTGTAACGCTGGCGAGTGGCCACGATTGCGTAAGGCATCGACATCACATCGTCAGGATTGTTGATACGCTTCAAGTTGCGCTTCGATGTCATCGCAATACGCTGAATCTGAGGTGCTGGTTCAACACCATACTCAGGCGCGATCTCCATTGCCAAGTTGTAGGCAAAGGCACGCAGGTAGCCTGGTGGGAAGTGCAGCACGGTGTCAAGGGCAGCAGGTTGATCCAGCTCTTGCACGGACACAAAGTGCCACTCCAAGTCCCGAGTAGGACGTGGGTAAATGCTCATTGTGACATCGGGAAAGCCCATGTTCACAAAGATGACCTGCGGGTATGTGGATGTCACGGTCTTTACCGCGATACCGTCATACTGCTGCTGGTTGATGAACTTGATACCGAACGACACATTCGTACCAGGATCACGGAAATATGTGGCGTCATCGAACAACACGGGGCGATTGCCCACGAAGTCACCAGATGGACCGAGTGTTTGGATGTATTCACCAGCAGGCCAAGTAAACACTTGGTCTTGGGTGCAGAACACTGAGAGTCGCTCAGTGTTCCATGAATCAATCATTTGATTCAACGCATTGAGTGCGTCTTGAGACATTGACGCTGATGGTGTTTCTCCATCAGCAAGCACCCCGAGCAATCGCAATGCTCGATTGATTTGATCGCCAGCGGTGGTGCTCATTGTCAGACTCCTGCGGATTCGGCAGCAGGTGCTAAAAAGTTAGGCACTTCTGCGGGTTGTTCTGGTTCAGCGACCTTACGGGCGCGTGGTTTCACTTCCTTCTTAGGAGCCGCTTCTTCCACTACTTCGGAGGGCGTGTCGTGAGTATATCGCACCCAGCCGTTTTTCTCGTCTGCAACTGCTTCTGCTTCCATGGTTGCAACTTTTGCACCGTGGAACTCATGTTTCATGTAAATAACTGCCATTTGGTTTCCTTTAAAAATGGGGGCCGAAGCCCCCATTTAGACTTAGGCGATGCGATACAAAGACCAAGTGCCGTCACCTGTTTTACGGGCACGGAAAGTTTGAGCTGTACCAGCAGTAGCTGCGACAGTAGCCAGACCAACCAAGGTCCAACCTGTGCCAGCAACCAGCGTGATCACGCCAGAGCTAGAACCATCAACGTTGATCACTGACAAGTCGAAAGTGCTGCCAACCTTGGCGCTAGACACAGTAGCTTCCAACGATGCCACAGTGGGCAAAGTGTAGCTGGCTGCGCTAGAACCAGGAGAGCCGAGCAAGATACCAGCGGTAGCTTGAGCAACAGTCAAGGTTGCAGTAGAAGTGGCTGTGGCGGGAGCGCCCATGTAGCCAATAACGAGTTCGTTCAGGTTGCCGTCACCAACTTGGTAACCGCCTGCGCCGTTTGGAAGTGCCATGATAAATTTCCTTAAAAAGATTGAAACAATGAAAGGGGCCGAAGCCCCGTTTCAGTTTAGCCCCACATGCGAACGCCCATTTGTGGACGGATGGTGCTGTAGCCATACAACACGTCGATACGGCAAGGCATACGATCGTTGTTGATGTCGTACTGGCGAACCACACGCAAGCTGATACCGTTGTGAACAGCGCGAGAAGCCATGTCCACACCTTGTGGCAACAGCAAGTCGGCAGTAGCGAAGGTGATGGCATCTTTGTGGTACACCAAGTTTTGAGCGTACTGAGTAGATGCTGCACCCACGAACACGACGGCTTTACCAGAAGCAGGCAAGCTGTTCACGGTAGCCAAAGCGTTGGTTGCAGAGTAGATTGGGGCAACAGTGATGTTACCTTCACCACTCGAACCCAAGGTCACGTCAGCAGTAGCGACGAACTGGAACAAAGAACCAGTAGATTCACGAGTTTGTGGGTTGACAGCGTAGCAGTCAGCCACAGTGAACACGTCACCGATTTTCACTGTACCAGCGTTGCCACCACCAGTGATAGCGATGGTGGTTGCACCTTCGCTAGTCACAGCAGCAGACAAAGTAGCACCAGTAGCGCCACGAGAGCCAGTTGTGAACTGCTTGATAGATTGAGACATGTTGATTTCGTCGAAACCCAACACGCCAGTGCCCATCATGCCGTTCTTGAATTGCTTGCTGATAGTGTCTGTTGGGTTGAACAGACCTTTCAAGCCTTCAACCAAGCCAGCGTTAGCAGCAGGGTTCACGGTAGCGTAACGTGGAGACATAGTCGCTGCGTTTTCGTTCAGTTTTTGTTGAGCTTGCAACAAGACCAAAGAAGTAGCAGGAGTGGTGCCAGGAGTGCCGACTGAGTTGCCGATGCCTTTGTATGCGTTAGCCACGTCAGCGTCGATAGACGATGCCAATTGGCTGATACGTGGCTTCAACACGCGCTCTGCGAAGTCGTCCAATTGCATGGTCAATTCAGCAGATGTGAAGTTGACGCCGATGTGCTTTTGGTTGTTCACAGTCAAAGTTGTGTACTGTTCGTTGTCGTCTTGCACTTGCAAGGCAGCACCGTCAGTGACCAAAGCGCGATCGGGCAAGCGAATACGCAGTGTAGAACCGATTTTTGCACCTTCAACAGCGAAGCTGTCGTCGTACTGGCGGTTCACGTTACGTGTCAACACGAGGTTGTTTTCCAAGATCTCCAGCGATTTGCGGGTGATCATGTCAATGGTTAAGATTGAGTTTGACATTTAAAAAGTCCTTGAAGAAAGTTAGCGAGTTGCCTGTGCTTGCAGTCGCTTCATCTGACGGGCGCGTTCGGCCTCAATCCACTGCGAATCAGTCATGGTCTTGGTAGACCGTGGATCAGTAGTGTCATAAGCTGGAGAACCAGTGCTTCGTGCGCTTACAGGTGAAATTGGTGCAGGTGCAGACGTTGTCTTTTTGACAGGTGGATTATTAACCAATTTGGCTTCGATCACACCAATCTCTTTTGCTTGCATGAAAGGCGACAAGCGGGAGATGCGATCTGCTTCTTTGGGATTCGCACCGAGGTAGTAAGCTACATCGGGACCAATGTCCGAAGATTGGATCGTTTGAGCCATCACATCAGTGATTCGCAAGTTGGGGTTGTAGGCAACTTGTTCAAAGTCGTCATACTTGTCCCGAGCTTGTTCTTCCTTGTCATGATAGTTCTCAAGAACCTCAGCCTGTGCTTTCGCTTGTTCCCTCTTGCTGATCAACTCATGAGCTTTCTGTTCGGCCAATGCTTCCGCATAGGCTTCTGGAGACTCGAATTGGTCAACAGGCGGGAGAGCTACTGGCGCGGCAACGGGTGTTTCCACACGTCGCTGGGCTTGTTCTCGTTCCCATTTACGTTGCTCTCGTGCAAGGCGTTTACCAATGGCCGCATCAAGTTCTTCTTGTGTGAAGGTCTTGGCTGCTTCCGCAGGTGCTTCCAGCGTTGGGGCATCAGAGGCTGGTGCTGCTGTGGCTTCCAGTTCTGGCGCGGGTGCAACTTCCGCTACTACTGCTTGGACTTCATCAGTCATTTCATTGAATCCTAAGATTCCCTGGTGTGCCGCACCAGTACGGTTGTGAGCAAAGATTACTCGTAACAGATTGTGTATTGGATCGTGTTGGCAATGTCGATGTACAGACCATTACTGAACCACAAACCTTGTGGAAAGCTGACATACTGAGTACCAGCAGCAACAGTCACAGTGTTCACAATTTTGGGATCGCTAGTGCTTGCTGTTGCGCTGTCATACAGAGCAAAAGTGCCACCAGTTGTGCTAGAAATAAAGATGCCGTAGAACTTACCGCCACCAATTTTTACTTGGTCGTCGGCACTACCTTGTTTGTAATAAGCCATGATTTTCCTTATGCTAAAAAGCGAAGTTTGTAGATGGTTGACAAATACAACCCGACGATTTCATCAATGATGTTTTGGATCGGAGTGTCTGTTTTCTCACATACATCGTAGCGACCTTTTTCAATATCGGCAAGTTGCTCTTGCAAGAACTCAACGATATTGGTTGTCTTCTTCGATGCTGGGATAGCGATTGGGCCAATTAAACCATGACGGCCTTGGTAGGCTTCTGCGAACTTGTCGGCCAACTCGATCACGTCTTCGTAGAAGTGACCAAGGGCTTTGTGCTTGGAGTAGCTGCGAGTGTTCAGGTGGACTGAATGGGCCACGTTGCGGCCCAAAAACAGTTGACCTACAAATTGTGAGGCGTTCATTGTGGCATTCCTTCTGGTGGCATCATGGGTTGTTCCATCTGCTCAGGCATCATCTCTGGACCCACGTCCATGTCTTGACCAGGCATCTCGGCAATCAGGTCACCAGAAGTGATCATGCCGTGAACCGTGCCCAACACGATGTCTTGGATCTGCTCTGGAGACATGCTGGCCTGAACCACGCTCAAACGCTTGGTTTCAGCATCAAATGCCTTGACCTGAGCCTCGAAGTCTTTGCGTTGCTGCTCCTGCACCTCGATGGATTTACCCACGTTGGTGATCATAGAGTGCATCTGCTCCATCTCTTGACCCATGGCTTGAATCTGCTGTTCGGCAGCCTGCAACGCAGGTGACTTGTCGCTGTCTTCCATGATCTTGGGATCAATGGTCTTGGCGAATCGCTTGGCCATCTCTTGAGCGCCTGGCCAATCCATGTTCTTGACGAACAAGTCACCAGCGACTTTCCAGAGTTCAGGGTTGCCTTGCAACAACTGAGCCATGGCTTCCAAAGCCTCTTGGCGCTTGGTTGCGTAACCTGGACCTGTAGCGGCCACCACGTCATACTTGCCGACGCCTGGGTTGTAGATCTTTTCGATCACCACACCAGTTTCGTCCACGATTTCCTTGACGGGTTGCTGTTGCTCAGGGTTGATCTTGACCATTTGTGTCTCGCCATCTTCACCGATGATTCGGGCGATACGCTCTGTGTCGTAGATCTTGGGGATAAGGTCAACCAATTGACGGGCAACGTGGCGCACAGCGCGGGACAAGTTGTCACCATAGTGGTAAGTGCCGACATCGCCTTCTTTCTGACGGGCCAAGATAGCCTTGCCAGAACGCTCGTTGGAACCCATGCCGAGTGAGGCGTTGTATTGGCCTGTGGTGGACTTAATGTCCTCAGCAGCACCCGATTTAGCCTGCAACAGACCCGACGAAGCCATGGGCGGCTGGGCGCGTTGTGGCAACGGGAGCATGTTGCCCGAGCCATCTGTAACGTCAGGGTTGACTTCCAAATACGGCCAGTTGGACGTGTTAGCTGTCTTCCACTTGTCTTCGTAGCCTTCAAACTGACCACCGTAGCCGATGAATGGGGCTTTGGGGGCCAAGGCCAGCATCTCAGCTTCTTGGGACACCCAGTAGTTGTACATACGCTGGGCATCTTTGGCGTTGCGCACCAAGCCAGACACGTACAAGCGACCATCGACTTCAAATTCGTTACCGATCACGCGAATCACTGGAATCCACTGACCAGCCCACACGTTTTCTTCCAAAATCTCGTAGCCGTTGATCTTGCAGTACTTGACCACTGGGATCTGAACGCGACGGGTCTTTTTCGGAGTGCCGTACATTTCTTTGTACGCCTTGTCTTCACGCGAACCAGCATAAGCGGTCACGTTGCCAGGGTACAAATGGAGCGTTTTGGTGTCGTAGTCGATGTAGTAGTAGTCAGCGATACGGATTGTGTTCTCGTTGAGCCACTGAGTCAGGTTTTGGTCACCTATACCGAGTGATTGCAGGGTCGTGATAGGCGCTGCATTGGGGTACAAACGGTGAAATTCGTCCTTTTCGATGTCTTCTGTGACAAAACACCACTTGGCGTCAGCACCCGTGGGATCTTGGATCGCAGGGTCCATGTAGACGCTAAAACTGTTGCGAATACGCCCAATTTTGATGTCTTGCTCGAAAGAATCAGGGTTGCAGTAGTCCGTCAACAGACGGAAATACCCTTCACCGTAGGCCACTTGGTTCTCGCAAGCGGTGTCGTAGGCCACGTCAGCGTCAGAGATGTACTCGATGTGACGGATCATGCCGTTGAAGATCTCAGCGACCTTCACATCAGCTTTGTCGTCCACTGGAATGACCTTAGCGCCTGGGCGGTTCTGGCGCATGTCGTTTGTGACTTGGTGAACGTGCTGTGGCAGCTTGTTGATGGTCAAACAGGGGCGCGAGTTGATGGTCTGACCCTGCACCGCGCCACGGGTGGCCAGTACGTCAGCAGGCCATTGCCACTGGTTGTCGGGGGAACCAGCGTAGAAACGCAAGTCGTCAATCTCGTTTTCACGGGACTCGGACAGTGCGCCAATGGCCATGTTCATGCGAGAGCGTGCGAGTGCTAGAACGTCTTGACTACCGTTCTTTTTACCACCGCCGTTTGCCACATTACCTGCGGCCACCATTCCTGTTACGTCAGTCATTCCAAAACTCCTAAGACGTGGGGTTCACGAATGACAATGTAATCCTTGCCCTCGTGCTTAAATTCTTGCCCGACGCCAAAGTATACGTGATCACCGACTTTTAGTTCTTTGCAATCTGGACCAGCAGCTTTGACGATACCTGTCTCGGACTTGTCGCCTGGTGGGATGATGAACAGCTCGTGCTTCTCGACATCGGGTTCGATGATCAGGCAGTTCTGCATTGCTTGGAGACTCATTTTTTAGCTTTCATAAATACACCAAGGTCTTGTTCCATGATGTCGTGCATACGCTTTTCAGCTTCCAGTGCAGTAGCCACATCAGGGTATGTTGGAAACTCAATGTTAGAACGTGCAGCAAAGCGCATAGCGTCTGGCACTTCGCGTATTTGACCACCCCAATATGAAGGAATGACCTTAGCACCCTGATCTGTGTCAACAACTGTACCGTAGAAGGTTGTCAACGATTTGTCAGGATTCTTTTTGTATGTGTTGTTCATCAAATGTGAACGATGGTAGTTCAGAGCAGCCTGCTCTTGTGGTGAAAAACCAGAAATATCAGCAAAGTCCATATCAGCTTCCCATCCATGATGATGAAACCCCGCCGCCACCCTCATAGGCGCGACGTGGTGTTTGTTTAACATTGTAGCTCCGAGAAGCCACGGGGTATGCAAACGTGACCGCCAGTGCATCCGCAGCATCTGGTGAGGCCAGCCCTCGCGCTTTCATTTCCTTCTTACTCTCAAGCATGATCGCACCTGACGAGTTGAACTTACGCATCGGGCCAACAAGGTCAGCCTTCAACTGACGGTCCCGTGGGATCGCAGCGGTCTTTAACCAATCGCGCATCGCACCCCACATCTCGGAACGCTTGTTTTGCCACATCACTGGGTTCTTGGCTTTCCAGCCGAAGTTCACCCCGCGCACTTTGTACCGCTGCTCGGTCAATCTGTCAAGAATCCCGTAGCCCAGGCCACCCTCGTCGATCACGGTCAGCGCAGGCTTGTATTCTTCGATGGCGTCGATCACGTTACCCACGGTGGTCATGGTGTCGTCACCCTTGAAGCGTTTGATGGCCACGATGTCACGACCTTGGCGCACCACGATCACGGTGCTGTCCATGCCGCCACGGGCGGGGTCAACCCCGACAACCACGGGTGCAGTGGCGTCTTTGTACTTGTCGCGCTTGAACGCATCTTCTACGCTCACGGGCGAGATGAACTGGTCTTCACCAGCAGCGGGGAACTCGCCATATACCTCAACCCGAGCTTGGATCGAGTCTTCACCGTATTCCGCGATGATCTGGTTGTAGACGCTCTGGTCCGTGCCTTCAACGGTACGGGCGTCGATGATCTTGGATTTCCAAAAGTCCCGCTTGCTGCCCTCGACTGCCTCATAGAAGTAGCCTGTGTTTCGACGTGGGTTACTGAACGCGAACCAGTAGCGATCGAGAATCTTCTCTGTAAAGAAGCCTGCGGCC